GCAATAGCCACAGTAACAGTTGGTAGCGGTGGGGCGGCTAATATAGAGTTCACTAGCATACCTGGAACTTATACCGATTTAGTTGTAAAATTTTCATTACGAACTGTTGCTAGCCTAACTTGGGATGAAATACAAGTGACTTTCAATTCTAACACTTCCAGTTATTCTGAGAGATTATTCTATGGAACAGGCTCGTCTGCTGGTTCTACCTCTGGTAGCACAAGGCAGTTTTTTATTGCCAATGGTGATACTGCCACAGCAAATACCTTTGGAAATGGCGAGATATACATTCCCAATTATGCTGGTTCAAATAATAAATCAGTTTCAGGTGATACAGTTAACGAAAATAATGGTTCAACTGCATATATTTACTTAAATGCAATGCTATGGTCTAACAGCGCAGCAATTACCAGTATCAAATTGGCAAGTAGTAATTCAGCCAATTTGAAGCAATATTCAACCGCCACCTTATACGGCATCAAAAACTCCTAAGAAAGGAAAACAATGACACATAAACTCGTAGTGGACTGCTCAACAGGAGTAGCCACAGAGGTAGAACTAACGGCTGAGGAACTTGCTCAGCGCGAAGCAGATGCAGTTGCTTATGCTGCACAGAAAGCGCTAGATGATGCAGCAGCAGAGGCTAAGGCAGAGGCTAAGGCTAGCGCCGAGGCTAAACTTGCAGCACTTGGTTTAACAGCAGAAGAAATCGCAGCACTAAACAAGTAAAGAAAGCAAGGGGACAATGATACAAAAGCAAGAGACAGTAGCCATCGGCTGGTGCGATAACGGCAACACCGATGGTAAGTTTACCGAAGGACTAATGACAGCAGTCATTGCTGGTCCTAACAATGGTATGCGCTTTACTACATCTATCCGTGTTCAGGGTAATCAGATAGGCAGACAACGCCAGATACTCTTTGACTACTGGGCAGATAAACTAAAGACAGACTGGATACTATGGGTAGATTCAGACATAGTATTAAACCTAGAGGCTATGCAGAAACTCTGGCAGACAGCAGATAAGATTAACCGCCCTGTAGTTAGTGGTGTTTACTTCATATCTAAAGAGAATGAGGGCAGTCTAATGCGCCCGTTCCCTGTCTTGTTTGATGATGTAGATGAATTCCAAGTACGCTATCACCACCCATTACCTGATAACCAAGTCATCAAGTGTGACTCAGCAGGCTTTGGTTTCGTCCTAATGCATAAGTCTATTGTTCCTAAGATGCGAGAAGCATATCCAGGACAGTCTATGTTTATGGAACGCGGTGATGCTGATGATAGTAAGTTTGTCGGCGAAGATATTATCTTCTTCCGCCGTATGAAGAAGGCAGGCATACCACTACACGCCCATACTGGGGCGCTAGTAAAGCATATGAAACGCTTTAGCGTTGACTATGACTACTATGCATTGTATTGGTCTAATGAACATTTAAAGACTAAACTCAAAGAGCAACAAGGAGAATAAGTGGCTGGGAGAGATATCACCGAGGGCAGGGCTACGCGAGCGATTGCTGTTGACGTTGGTGTAGTTTCCGACACAAGCGTATGGCAAAACACTGACATTGCTTATGACGTAGCCCTTGGCGGGCAACCATTCATATATGCAATTAGCGATAATCGTCCTTACATTCGTCAGACTGCCCCTTTCCGTAAAGAACAATTTGATAACCAGACAGAACCTGGTGAGCAGAGCCTCACAGGTTGGTGGATTAGAAGTCAATCCTCGTTCCATAATGGAGCGGGGATTACTTTTTTTGACCCTGCTCTAGTATCTAATGAGGGTGCGTATCGCTTTGCTGACAGTCGTAACGTAGACGTCTGGACTCAAGGACAGGTAACTCTGCTTAACTCAGTAAGTTCAGAGCATCTTACCACTGGCGCATTGACTAGCAGTGGACGTGCAAACCAAAGACTACGCTCTATCAAGTGGAATAACACTGAGGGTGTACTATTAAAAGATGAATATGATGTTGATAAAATCGATGTTGCGGGAAATGTTACAGACTTTATTGACTACAATGCTGCTACTGACTTTCCTGTTTATGATATATGTGACGATGGTACTACTTCCTATTGGGTTACTAACGATGCTAGCGGAGGCGGAAAGGCTACCGTCTACAAGAAGCCTTTAACTGGCAACTCATCTACAGCAGCAGTCTCTCTCTTCTCATCACCGAGCATAGTTGTATCTAATGCAGTAATGGATTTTGTTAAAGAGCGTATCGTTATGTGCGTCAACAATGCGGTCTATGAATTTGCGTCCAATGCAAGTTCATTCCCAACTGCCCTCTATACCCATCCATCTACATCTCATATCTACACCTCTATCGCAGCCTCAGGTGCTGCTATCTATGTGGCTGGTTACAACGGTATTCAATCTACAATTATTAAATTTACGCTGTCAACAGCAGGTCTAATGCCTACCTTAACTCAGGCCGTAGTTTCAGCAGAGTTTCCAACGGGCGAGATTGTTCATAAGATTCACTATTACCTAGGTTATATGATTATCGGTACCAACAAAGGTATCCGTGTAGCCGTAGTCTCAGATGTTGACGGCTCTATTAACTACGGTCCATTGATTGTAGAAACTGACCAACCAGTCTATGACTTCTGTTCCCGTGACCACTACATCTGGGCAACAACTGGGGTAGATGGATACCCTGGTCTAACTCGTATTGACTTAAGTCAGCAACTTGAACCATTGGTATTTGCTTACGCAAGCGATGTTTACTATGGTGATTTACTAGGGCACCTGACAACCTCTTGTGCTTTTGGTAATGGAACTGACCAACTATTCTTTTCATCAACTGCCAATAGTGCTGGCGGAACAATTACTAATAAGCAACTAACTAGCAACGTTGCAACCTTAACTACAGCATCTGCTCACGGCCTAGAAGTTGGCGATGATATATGGATTCAGGGTGTTGATACAACCTTCAATTCAACAACATCTGCCTACACAATTACCGCTGCTACAACCACAACATTTTCCTACACCAAGGCAGCAACTAACGTAGCATCTACAGCGGTCACATCTGCTACTGCTTTGGCTAACGTTCCTGGTGCAACATACCTAGAAAGCGCAACAGAGAAAGCAGTAAGCGGATACCTGACTACGGGTTACATTCGTTACAACACTCTGGAACCTAAGAACTTTAAACGTTTGCTGGGGCGGGGTGAATTCACTTATGGTTCTATGACCTTGAATACGGTTGATGAAGGTGGAACTATCTATGATGTCATCTCTTATGGTGATACGGTTGCTCCAGTAGAAGTTACAACTACTCAGCCATTCAATGCTCAAGAGTATCTTGCGTATAAGTTTGACTTATTTAGAGATGATACGGACCCTACTAAAGGTCCAGTCTTTAAGGGCTATCAAATTAAAGCCACTATTGCTACACCTCGTCAGCGAGTAATTAGATTTCCTGTCTACTGTTTCGATGTTGAGACAGATAAATACAACGTAATGGTTGGTTATGAAGGCAGGGCCTTTGATAGATTATCCTCACTAGAATCTATCGAAGAAAATGGTGACGTTGTCACTTGGCAAGACCTAACTACTGGTGAATCTCGTCAGGCAGTTATTGAACAAATTAACTTTACTCGACTCACTCCACCTGACCGAGGGTTCTCGGGATATGGCGGGGTACTGGAAATAACTATAAGGACTGTGTAATGACACCTGCTGACTGGGCTGGATTAGCCGTAGCCATATTAACTTTAGTTGCTGGATTTGCTGGCGCTGTGCGCTGGATGGTCAAGCATTATCTATACGAACTACGCCCCAATGGGGGTTCAAGTCTTAAGGATAAAGTTAACTTACTCGAAGAAAAAGTAGAACTACTAACTGATTTAGTCAAGGAAGCATTGAGGAAATGAATGAAACCTGTAGTGAAGGCCGCGAGTCCTGCGGCTATTGCTGTACTCCGTCAAGCGACAGCGTTGTTTCCGAAGCGCAAGAAACTGTCAGACGGATTATTGCCCTCTCTAGCGCATCAGAAAGCCAGTCCGAACTCGGACCACAACACTGGCCTAGCAGTAGATTTGACTCACGACCCTGAGGGCGGTATTGATTGTGCTGTCATCTTTGAGAAACTTAAAGAAGATGAACGAGTGGATTACCTTATATACAATAAAAAAATTTGGTCAAGAGCCAGACGCAAAGAAGGCAATAGGAAGTATACGGGTAGTAATCCTCACACTCGGCATCTACATATTTCTATTAATGCTACTCACCGTAGCGACACTAGCCCCTGGTTTTGGTGGCTGAATCAACCAAAGATTGTGAATCAGGCTCTGGCTAAATTACAGCCTCAGCCAAAGAAGAAGGTAGCAAAAGGTGGCAATTTGCCACCCGTATGTACCTGCTGCAAGGTTCACAATACAAAACGAAAGGCAATCTAATGGAACAACTAAAGCAAGTATCGTTGACTTGGTTCCGTGCTGCGGCATCTGCTGCAATCGCACTCTATCTAGCGGGCGAGACCGACCTGAAGACTCTCGGAATGGCAGCCCTAGCAGGGTTCCTCGGACCAGTTCTGAAGTGGCTTGACCCATCTGCTAAGGAGTTTGGCAGAGGCGCAGAGTAGACCTTTAAACGCCGTATAAGGCGATTTAAGACCATAAGACCCCCGACCTAAGGTAATCACCTTGGGAAGGGGGTTCTTTTTCTTTTTGTCGGCGTGTCGGTTTGGAAAAAACTTTGACATTGTGTGTATAATTTATATATAATAGATAATATATATAGGGGCGAAGCCCCTTATATAATATATATATTATAATATATATAACTAAATATTACATAACCCCGATATGTCGAGTACTCTCCTGTCCTCCATAAAGGGGTTATGTATCTAACTGACAGGAGACAACTATGATTCAATTACAGGGCTATGAATTGCCAGCCCATATATCCTACTCGGCATTCACCACATACCTGACTTGTGGGTATCAGTATTATCTAGGTCGACTACTACAACTGCCTGAAGAGCCAAGCATCTGGTCTGCAGGTGGTCGTGCATTCCACGCAGCAACTGAGGAATGGGACCTAGCAAATGACTAATGAACTATGGACAAAGGCTTGGGCAAAAGAAACCAAGGACATTGATTTAACTCTAGCCCGCGTTGCGGGTAGGTCTACCAAGGCTAATCCAAATAAGGAAGATGCAACTTGGTGGAACGAGCAAGGGCCACAGTGGGTGGAGGACTACATCTCTTGGCGTAAGAGCAACAAGAATTGGAAGATTTGGAAAACCCCTCAAGGGGCTAGAGCAATTGAAATAGAACTCAATCCTGTCATCGCAGACGTGCCTGTGAAGATGGTGATTGACCGTGTCTTTGAGGTTGACGGTGAACTTGTTATCGTTGACCTTAAGACATCAGCGCGTAGACCAACATCTGACCTACAACTTGGCTTCTATAAAGTCGGGTTAGAGATGATGCTTGGCGTAAAAGTCAATCAAGGAAACTACTGGATGTCCAGAGATTCTGGGACAGGAGAGATGATTGACCTAAGTAGATATACCGTAGATATGCTCGAATATTTAGTGTCGGGCTTTGATAAGGCTCGCAAGGCTGGTATATTTCTTCCTAACCTATCCAGTTGTAGTTTCTGTGGACTCACAGAACACTGCACATTTACGAAAGAGAATAAATGAACAACGACGATTGGAAGATTCAAGTCTCCATCAAATCATCAGCATCTAAGGATGCAGATATGATTAACGTCCGTGCTAATACTGCTGATGAACTCAGTGTATTACTTGAGGGCGTATCTAATTACTCAACACAAATAGCAGCAACTGCTAAGATGGTTCAGGCAGCGTATACAACACTCCCTTTAGTGACGCCGCCTTCAATTCCAGACACGCAGCCACCAGTCTCCTCCGTACCAGACCAGGCAAAGCAAGCATCCCCTACTTGTATTCACGGACCGCGGGTGTGGAAAAGTGGCATAAGTAAAGCGTCAGGAAAGCCATATGCATTTTGGTCTTGCTCACAACCAATGGGCGCGACTCAATGCAAACCAGTTAGTTAATAACTTATAAGAATTGAAACCACTTGCTATTCGGGGAAGGTGGTAGGTGGTTTCAACTTAAGACAGGAGCAAGATGAAAACATTAGCAAGGTCAGTTGGTAGAACTGATATAGGCGGAGAGCCATTGCCCTCTGTCTTTAAAGCATTTGAAACTAATAAGATTATATTTCGTAGGGCAGAAGTATCAATGATGGCGGGAACGCCAGGTGTAGGTAAGTCAACACTAGCCCTAGGTTTAGCACTTAAGATGAAAGTTCCATCCCTTTACATCTCAGCAGATACCAATGCACATACTATGGCTATGCGCCTAGCATCAATGATTAGTGGTAAGAATCAAACTGACGTTGAGTATCTATTACAAAATGACTTAGGTTGGACTAGGGCTACCCTTGCTAAAGGTAGTCACATTGTATGGTCATTTGAATCTAGCCCTAGCCTTGTCGATATTGATGAAGAGGTTCAGGCATTTGAAGAATTGTGGGGCTGTCCTCCTGTAGCGATATTTGTAGATAACCTGATGGATGTAGCCACTGACGGGGGCGAAGAGTTCGCCTCTATGAGGGCGATTATGAAGGAGTTGAAGTACCTTGCTAGAGCGACTAACGCTGCGATTATCGTACTACATCATACATCGGAGGCTGTGGAAGGCAAACCGTGTC